AGTGTTAAAGATGTTAATTCTCTTTTTATATTGGAAGAAGTATTATTTATTTGATTAAAATATTTTTCGCTCATTTGTTTCCAATAATTTATTCTTAATATATCCATAGTAATATGGTCATTTAACTTTTCAATTTCTTTTTTACAAGAAAAATTAATTGTTTCAGCATATTCATAAAGTATTCTTATGTTTTCTCCAAGTTGATCAAGAGAAAGAATATCATCTTTTTTTAGAGATTGAATTGAATCAGTAGACTTTATTTGCATTCCAATGTCAGAATTTAATATCAATGAAGAAATATCAGAATAAAAATGTCTAAAGTCCTTATCATATAATTTATCAAATTTTACTAACAAATTATTAAGATAGTCTTTAGACATTGAAGTTTTCTTTGAAATTTCTATTAGATATTCTTTCAATTTTTCTCTTTTTTCATATTTATTCAACTTTTCACTTTTTTTTGGTTTAGCCATAGGTTTTTATCAACTCCAATGTAATAACCCTATCATTACCTATTCCATCTTTGAAAACTCTATCCCAAGCTCTTCCTTTTTGATGAGTTTCATCAACTAAATCCCATGGTTTTTGTTCAGAACGAGTATCTATTTCATCTAATAGAAAATTTTCTAAAAAGAAATCAGGATTTGGATCATATTCAGTTGGAATTATTCTCAATGAAGAATAAGTAGAAAAAGTATAATAAACTTCCCTTACTACTGGACCAAATTGCCAAGCTACAATTTTTTCTTGGAATAGAGGTACTCCATTTTTTTTTAAGTAAGCTCTTTGTAAAAAATACAACATTTTTTGTAATTGTAAGTTACTTATAGGAAATCCTCTGTCCGCACATCTTCTTACTATAAACCAAGCTAATTGTACTACATTCAACATTTTTGTACCTCCTTTTGTCCTTTTTATTAAAGCATACTATATAGTAACACATATAATAAAAAAATTCAATGAAAATAAAAAATGTTAAAAGAATTATATATTTTTTTCTTGTTTAATTTCTAATAATTCTATATACTCCCTTGCTTTTTCTTTATTTTCAGCAGATAGATTTGTAATATTAACAGTTTCTCTATTATTTCTTGCTCTTTCAGCAGTTTTTACAAGCTCTATAAAATCATAGATCTTTCTTTTCCCCTCTTCTGATACTTCTGAAATGTTTGTAGTATCCGTTATTGCTTCTGATTGAATACCATATTTTTCAAATTTTTTTTGTAAAAAAGAAGGTAGGTTCATTTCTCTTTCAGATTTCAATAAATCTATAAAGTCATCTTTAGGTAACATAGTTTCAAGTTTATCAAGCATTTGTTCAGAGAGCTTTTTCCTACCAACATCTATAGCAGACATAGTCACAGCCGATATTCCTAATTTTTCAGCCATCATTGCAGCAGTCATTTCTCTACTTTTTCTAAATTCTTTTAAAATTTCACTAGTTGTTCTCATCCTAACTCCTTTCTTTTTAGTTGGATTAAATAATTAACTAATAACTTTATTTTAATAACTTAGTATATCACTAAAAAAAATACTTGACAACTTTTAATTTTGTATTATAGTATTAATTAAATAGTTTATAAATTTTAATATTTTAATTTAATTGTTTTAAAAATTATTCAAAAGTTAATAAAATTAATTAAAATTACTAACTATATTTATTTTATAAAGGGGGAAACACCATGGATATTAATCTTATTAATTTTTTGGAAGAGCTGGAAACAAAAGGACTATTTAAATCAAAAGCAGGGGAAATTGATGAAAAATTTAAAAAATTTATAAATAGTCTAAAAATTTCTATTGAAGAAAAGCAAGAACTAGAAACTATTTTTAATGAAGCTATTGAAACCTCAAAAAATGAATTTTTAGAAATTGGCTTTCTCTATGGTAAGGAAAGATAAAGGATATAAGGAGAGTTTATGAACGAATTGATAAAAGTAGAAGTTAAGAATGTGGATGGAATATTGGTTACAACAAGTAATAAAGTAGCTGAAGAATTAGGAGTAAATCATAAAGATTTATTGGAAAAAATTGACGGATATATAAGTAAATTTAGTAGAGCGGAACTTTCCGCCCAATTCTATATCCCTCATAATTACAAGGCTTTAAACGGAAAAAGTAATAGAAACTATTTAATAACTAAAAAGGGTGTAGCACAGCTTATAGGCGGATATAATGCGGCAGTTGAAAAAGCATTTGAACTAAATGTAAGTTATATTAATGAATTTGAAAGAATGGAAAATTATTTAAAGAATGAGTTTAAGGTTCCAAGTACATTTTCAGAGGCATTAAGATTAGCTGCTGAGCAACAAGAAATGATAGAAGTTTTAGAAAATAAGATACAAGAAGATAAGCCAAAAGTAGAGTTTTACAATGATGTTACCGATAGCAAACATACTTGTGATATGCAGACTGTTGCAAAAGTGTTAAATTTCAGAGGAGTTGGAAGAAATACATTATTTGAAATTTTAAGAAATGAAAATATCTTACAGCCTGATAATAAGCCTTATCAAAAGTTTGTTGATGCTGGTTGGTTTAGATTAATTGAAACTAAATACAATGATGAAATGAGTGGAGAATTAAGAATATATTTTAAAACAGTAGTTTTCCAAAAAGGAATAGAAAAGATTTCTAATATTTTAAAACAACTTGGATATTCTCAATTAGAAAAATAAAAAAATATGGCTCGTATACTTACGAGCCATTGACATAAGGTTATCCTCCATAAGAATGTTTGCAAGGTTTGTAACCTTTAGCTTCTGCTTCTTTCCTTTCAATTGGAATAATCTTCTTTGCTCTTACTAAACCTTTACAAGTTTTAGTAGCATGGTACTTCTTTCCAGTTGGTGTAATATACACAATTTCAGCAAAAGAAATTACAGTTAAAAGCAGAAAAAAAGTTAATATAAGTTTTTTCATAGTTCCCCTTTAATAAATAATTAATTTTTGAATTGTATGGTTCATAGATTTTTCCTACCCCCTCAATTTTTTTGATTTATGAACTGTACTATTGAAAAATTAAAAATAAATGAGGTGAGAAAATGAAGAAAAAAAATAAATTTTTAAAGCTAAAAAAGAACAATGAAATTCCTACTAATGATATAAAAATCTCAGTGGAAAGAACACATTCAGTTCCTTCTATTGAGATTAATGGACAAAAGATAGTGGGAATTCAAAGTTTTAAAATAGACTATCAATTAAATGAAAATGGAAAAATAGAAGAACATTTAATTTTAGATATTGGTCGTATCTCATCTTTGAAAATAATTAGTAATCATTGATGAAACAACATTAACTGCTATTTGTTTTAAAGCATCAAGTGAAGATATTCCAGTTTTTTTAGCAATATCTTTTGTTTTACTCCAAACATCTTCATTTCTGATGTCAGCAAGAAGTAAATGTCCTTGTGCTGTTAAATCTTCAATTTTATAAATATCTTTTAGATCATTAAGTTTTATAAAATCCATTTCAGCAGCTAGTTCAACATGATAAATTAATTTTTTCATATCATATTGATAAATATATGGATACTTTTCTTTTGGTAAAGGTTCTGGATCTTCCATTTTACAGGTATCAAAATTTAAACGAGGTAAAGGAATAATAACAAACCTTTCTTCTGTTTGAAGTAGTATATCTCTAATGCAATCAGGATCCATTTTCATAATAAACACCTTCTTTAAATATTTTTGTATTATTAAATATTATTTTACTAAAAATTGAAGAAATTGTTCACTTGCAACAGAGGATAGTGTATTAACTACTACATCTTTTGCTAAATCACCAGTTTTATTTAATAATAATTTAAAAAAGTTTGCCACAGGTGATTTTAAATCGAAATTATTTTTTACTAATTCTTCTGTAGCACTATAGATTTTATTTTGAAGTTCTGTTTTATTTTCTAATGCTATTGAAAGTGTTTCCTTATATACATTTAAAAATTCTTCTGTCCAAGGATATGGTTTCCCACAATTATGACAGTATTTTGGAATGTAACTAGTAGGAATCCTATACTCTTTTTCATAATATCTTTGATTAAAAAAATCTGTATTGTATAGATCTATTTCTTTTTTTACTTTTAAAGTACCTCCTTGAATTATTGAATTGCAATTAGGACAGGCATCAATTATTTCAGAACCACAGTCTTGACAAAATTTATTTAAACATTTTTCATTTGATTTTAGTATAGATTCTTGTAAATGACCTTTTTTACAAATTGCAGATTTTAATATAAAAATTTTTTCTTCTTTATCTGGATACATAACTTTTTACCCCCTCAAATAAAAAATAATTAATCTTTGAATAGCATGATTCACAAACTGCTTCTCCAAGTATTAATTGCTTGTGGATTATGCTATTGAAAGATTATAAAAAGTGAGGTGAAAAAAATGAAAATTTTAATATTTTTTACTTGTATATTAATGCTTAATTTATCTATATTTTTTATAACATTAATAATAAAAAATATGCAAGATATAAAGCAAAAAGAATGTGATGGTTATTCTACATTTGGATTTCCAACTAATGAAGAAAAACCTAGAAAATATAATTTTTTAAAATTCTTAAAATTTTGGAACTATCTTTAAAAAATAGTTAGTTGCAACTAAATTATTTTATATTAATCATGGTTTAATAAAATTCTAAATATAACTAAATTATCTTTTATACCTTCAAAGAAGTAGTATGGTTCATAAGCAACTTTCCCCAAAGTTCTTTATGACTTATGGACTGTACTACTGAAAAATTAAAAACAAAGGAGTGATTTAAATGGAACAATTATTTCAGAACAACGATTTTATCAAATTAAACAAAAAATTAAAAAATCAATTATGGAATTTAACAATTTCTGATGAGACTTTCTTTGATGATATTAAGCAATGTTCAAAAGCTCTTCATCATTTGAGAAAGATTGGAAATTCTAACTATCCAGAAGAGAACTATATTTTGGTAACAAGTTTAATTATAAAAATCAATACAACTGAAAATTTAAGTTTTAGTGAAATAAATGAACTCTTAATTGCAATTTTAAATTTAAGAGAATTACCTGAAATAGTTATTTAATATTCTTATAGAATTTTCATAACTTCCAGTTTCTTCAAGATTATAAGTGGAGATATAGTTATTATCTTCATCATAAAATACTTCAGTATCTATGTTTCCACTTATACTTGAACCCAATCTTAACTCATCTAAAGATTCTAAAATATAATAATCTACTTGATTGTGACAAATAATATAAAAATCTGTCCCTAAATGACGACCTATTACAGTAAATTTCATAATAACCCCCTCAAATAAAAAATAATTAATCTTTAAGTAGTATGGTTCATAAGCAACTTTCCCCAAAGTTCACAAAAACTTATGGACTGTACTACTGAAAGATTAAACTATTCTTGGGTTTCATCTGGAATATACTCAAATAAATCATTTGGTTGACAGTTAAATAATTTACAAAGTTTGTCAATATGATGAGTAGGAATTCTGGCTATTGTTCCATAATAATATTTATTCATAACAGTAGTAGTTATACCAGTGGCTTCCATGACATCTTTTTGTGTCATTCTTTTTTCAGCCATTAAAATATGAATCTTGAACTTTATCATATAACAACCTCCTTTTTAAAATTTTTAATTGCTTTTGATACGATTATATACTATTAAAAACAATTTTACAACCTTTAAAAAATTTAAAAAATTGCTTAAAACAATTTTTTCACTTGACAAACAATTTTAAATAGATTATTATTAGTTTATAGCAATTAAAAATTGTTTAAATTAATTGAAAGATTTTAAAAATTATTTTAGGAGGAGAAAAAATACGGAGAATAAGAAAATAGTTAAATTTATTGAAGCATTAAAGGAAAAAGGCTATATAAAGACAAATTCTAATACTAGTATTGAAAAGACTGTAAAAAAAATCAGTTATCTTGAAGAAAAATTAACTGATGAAGAATTTGAAGAACTTCAAAAATTATTTTTTATAGTAATTGAAAATATAAAAGATGAATACTTTGAATTAGGAATGATAGCAGGAAAAGTAATGCAAGATGAATAAGAGCAAAGAAAAAAAGGACAACCTGCCAGAAGCCCTTTTTACTAAATAGTGAATGAGAAAGTATTTGACTTTAACAAACACCTATTTGATTTATGCTTAATTATAACATGTTTTCTTATATTTTACAAGTTTTTTTCTCTCAAAGAGGAGGAAAAATTTATGAATTTAAAAGAATTGAATTATTTAATTGAAAGATTTGGAGATGCCCAACTTTTAGAAATCAAGGAAGAGCTACAAAAAATGGGATATGCTTGTAAGATTGCTGGTGATAAAAATGATTAGGACAATCTATATTATCACAAATGAAGATAAAACAATTCTTTCAGCTTTCACAACTTTGCAAGCTGCTAAAAATGAAATTGAATTAAATTATTCAGAGTTCCCAGAAAATTTTAACATTGAACCTTGTGCATTGAACATTGATGCTAGATTTATTAATGAAATTAAGAAAGAAATGGAGGTTGAAAATGGAAAATAATTTATATTTCAAAGATGAAACTTCTAAATATATATTTTTCTTAGTTGAGCTAAAAGGAAAACCTCAACTTGATTTTCTAGGAGTAGATATTAGTCATTATAGCAATAAAGAGAAAGCTAAAAATTGGTATAACAAAATTAAAAATATCATTGAAAAATCAGAACATTCAAAAGTAGATGAAGCCATTGCTTCATTGGAAAAACTATACAAAGGAATGGCAAAATAAGGAGTAATAATGAAAACTAAACAATATATAGAATCTAGAATAACAGCATTAGATAAATTAAGAAAAGAAGCACTGAAAGAATATCAGGAAAAACTTAATAATGGTATTGATGATGAAGAATTATGGAAATATATCAGCACTAAAAGAGTTGAAATTTATACTCTGAAAGATATTTTAAAAGACTAGGGGGTTCAAAATGTTAAATAAAAAAATTAGAGAAAAAATATTAAAAATAATGGAATTAGGACTTGAAGTTAATAGCAAAAAGAAAAATACAGTGTTTATTCGTTTTTCAGGACATTGTGAAATTTTTGAAGTAAGTATACATAGCAAAGGTTGGAAACAAGGGCTAGGAGCAGATTTTTTCAAAGATATTTTTTTTAGCAGTTCCCCAGAAAATGAGACTAGAAAAAGTTTAGATGAAATTATTGAAAAACTTGAAAAATTAAAAATAAATTAAGGAGCTGAATAAATGCAAGAAAGAACATTTAAACAGTTATTAATGAGTAGCAATTACTACACATTAAACAAGCAGATAGTAAAAACATTAGGAATAGAACCAGCTTTCTTGCTAACAATTCTTATTGAAGCTAGTGATGGATTAGCTGATGAAGAGGGTTGGTTCTATCAGACTATTGAAACTTTGGAAGAATTGACAGGGTTAAGTAGACATAAACAAAATAAAATAATTCAAGATTTAATAGAAACTAATATACTAATCCAAGAAAATAGAGGAACACCTTGCCGTAGATTTTTTAAAATCAGTTTTCAAGAAATTGAAAATCTAGTTTTTAAAAAAACGGAAACTAGTTTGTTAAAAATTTACAAACTGGATTGCAAAAAATTTACAAACTACTCTGTAAAAAGTTCACAAACTAGTTTGTTAAAAATTAGCAACAATAAAGAACATAATATAAATAACATAAATAAAGAATTAAATCATAAAGAAAATAAATCATATGAGCTTGATGAAAAATTAAAAACTGTAAAACAATGGTTCAAAGAAAATGAAATTGATTTTTCTAAGAAACATGAAGTTAAAGTTTTAGAGCTATTAAAAAATAACTCACTAGATTTTGTTTTAAAAACATTCCAGGAACAACTAGATATTTTAAAAAATAAATTTGATGTTAAAAGTGTAGCTGCTGTTTTCTCTAATCATCTTTTTAAAGGAACTTGTGAGGTAAACTTTCAAGAACTTGAAAAGAAAGAGACTGAACATCAAAAAATTAAAGAAGAAGAGAGAAAGGAGTGTGAAAAAAATGATAGTATTCTTAATGTTTTCTTTGAACTTTCCTTAAATGAACAGGAGGAAATTGAAAATACAATTCTAAAAAAACATAATATAAGCCATTTTTCTCAGGTAAAGCAGAAAAGTAAAACTATGTATTATAAACTAATTAGTTCTTTTATCTATGAAGAACTCAAGTTAAAAGAATTGATTTAAAAAGGAGATTTATGGGAACAACAAAAATTAACATGCCATTTGCAAAATGGTGTGAAGTCCAAAAACAATTTGAAGAAGTCAATAAAATACTTCCTGATGAAGAAAAACTTGACTTTGAAAAATATAAATATTGCTCCAGTTATGGAAAGTTATTATGGCATTTATGTGCTATAAAAATTGGAGCATTTAGAAGTCTGAAAGACCCTGAATTTTATAACTGAAAGGAGCAATAATGCTAAGAGGAAAAATTTATAGCTGTACAGATAAAAAAACATATAGTGTTAGCTTCATTGATTACAGAAATAAAAAAATGATAGCTATTTCAAATGGTCAGAAGAAGGAATTTGATTTTAAAGAAGTTGAATGGCTTGAAGCAACTGGATATACTGCTGGAACTTCAATGATTTATAGACAAGACTTTATTCTTGCAACTAAAGATGATGAAGTTTTATCAGGAATTGTTATTAAAAAATTTGGAGCTTGGCACTTATGTAACAAAAAAAGAGGACTTAGTAAGTCTTTAAGAACTCTTAAAGAATCTGGATACACATTTGTGAATTTAAAAAATTCTAAAACTTATTTTAAAAATAAGCTAGAAAAAAAATAAAAAATAGGAGGATTTTATGGGAATTATTTTAGTTAAAAATAATAAAGGTGGAGTTGGAAAAACTTATATAACTCTACAATTAGCAGCACACAAAGCATTAATAAAAAATAAAAAGACATTGATTCTTACCAGCGATTCCCAAAATGATATTTTAAAATTTTCAGGGATAAAAATTGATGATACAAGCAAATTTGGACTTGAAGATTTCATTGAAGGTAAAAGCTATAAAATTAAAAAATTAAGAGAAAACCTTTTCTTCCTGCATCTGCAAGGATATAAGATAAAAAATTCTTTTGATGAAGCTTTTAAAAAAGCTATAAAACTTTTAAAGGAAGAGTTTGAATATATTGTTATTGATGGTTCTCCAGTAATGGGGTTAGATAATTTATTTATTCAGGTATCTGACTATATAGTTATTCCAACTTTTCTTGATAGTATTACAACACATTCAGTTTTGAGTATGTTGAAAAAAGTTGATTTGAACAAAGTTAAAGCTGTTGTTCCAAATAGAATTGGAAGAACAAAGCTAGAAAAGGGATATTATGATTTCTTAAACCAAAAATTAGGAGTACAAGGAATATATTTAAGTTTTCCTATTCCACAAATTAGCCTTATTTCTAAGCTAATCGATAATGAAACATTGTTATGGGAAAGTAAATCAAAAAAATTAGATTATGTTAAAGGTATTTTTATAAATATCTGGAAGGAGATAGACAATGAATAAAAATTTAGAGAATGATTTTGATATTGTTATATCTTCTAAATCAGAAATAAAAGAATTTGACTTCGCTAGTTACGAATTAAATGATGTTGAAATCGCCACTGTTTCTGAACAAGAAAAAATATTTATGAATACATACAAAAAAATGAAAAATAATTTATTTGAAATGTGTTCATCACTAGCATTGATTGAAAAAACTTTAAAACCTACTAATTCATTTATGGCTTTGTATGAGTCTAAAGGACTTACAAA